TAACGGAGCATTACATGTCTGAATTAGCCACCCTGGAAAAAGCGATTGAGACTTCACAGAAAGAAGTGAAACAGCTCATCGAAGAACAGCGTAAATCCATCAACGAAAACGGCCAGATTAACCAGCAGCTTCAGACTGACCTGGCAAAAGCACAGGACGAGCTGAAAACGACTGGCACCCGCCTGTTTGATCTTGAACAAAAGCTGGCCGGTAATTCTCCTGAGCAGACCGCGCAGAAGTCTTTTGCCGAGCGCGTTTCCGAAGACCTGATCAAAGGCTGGAACGGTGACCGGGCTAAGGCGAAAGTGACCAGCTTTGATAAAGCAATCGGTTCAGGAGCGACTTCGGCTGGTGCACTGGTTCAGCCGCAGCAGGTGCCGGGCATTCTGATGCCAGGGCTGCGCCGCCTGACCGTGCGTGACCTGCTGGCGCAGGGTCGTATCTCCAGCAATGCTCTGGAATATGTTCGTGAAAACGTGTTTACCAACGCGGCGGCACCTGTGGCTGAAGGCACGCTGAAACCAGAAAGCAATATCACTTTCACCAAAGAAACGGCGAACGTGAAAACCATCGCCCACTGGATGCAGGCGTCCCGCCAGATTATGGACGATGCGCCGGCGCTTCAGTCCTACATCAATTCCCGCATGATGTATGGCCTGGCGCTGGTAGAAGAAAACCAGATGCTGAACGGTGACGGTACTGGCGATAATCTTCAGGGCCTTAACGTTGTGGCTCAGGACTACGCAACAGCACTTAACGCCACGGGAGACACCGGCGCGGATGTGCTGGCACATGCGATCTACCAGGTATCACTCAGCGAGTTCGAGGCGGACGGCATCATCCTGAATCCAGCTGACTGGCACCGTATCGCGCTGCTGAAGGATGCGAACGGCAATTATATCCTCGGCGGGCCGCAGGCATTTGCGTCCAAGGTCCTGTGGGGGCTGCCGGTTGTATCGACCACTGCGCAGGCGGCGGGCACGTTCACCGTTGGCGCTTTTGGTCTGGCCTCTCAGGTCTGGGACCGCATGGACGCTACTGTTGAGGTCAGCAACCAGGACCGCGATAACTTCGTTAAAAACATGCTGACCATTCTGTGCGAAGAGCGCCTTGCTCTGGCGCATTACCGTCCTGCCGCGATCGTCACCGGCGATATTGCCGTTTCCACTGGCGCGTAACTGAAGGACGCGGTCAGCAATGGCCGCGTTTTAAAACATGAAAATTAAAGCTCTCCGCATGTTCTCTCATTATCACCTTGGAACTGTCTCTCAGGGTGAAATGAAAGTTGTGAAAAAAGAAATCGGCGAGGCGCTGGTAGGTATGAGCCTGGCTGAAGTCGTGGAAGATGAATCTGCTGATGATTCGTCTTCTAAAACTACAAAGAAAGGGGGCAAAAGTGCAAATAAGCCCGGCGCAGATGGTGCTGATAAAGAAGCATCTGAGAGTTGATCACGACGACGAGGACGATCTGATTAAAGGCTACGCCGAATCATCAGTCGATTACGTCGAAAATTATTGTGATGGCTCGCTTGTCACTGAGCTGACGCCTGCGGCTGAAGATAAAGAACCTCCGCGAGAGGTTCTTTTTTCACCCGGTATCTGGCAGGCGATGCTGCTTCTTATCGGTCACTACTATGCCAATCGCGAAGCTGTCGGGGAAAGCCAAGCTGAAATTCCTCTGGGAGTGGAGGCGCTGTTGTACCGACACCGCAAGTGGCACTAATGGCTTGCTCAGGATGCCAGAAGCGCCGCGAATGGCTAAAAAAATGGATGGTGATTGCCCATGAAAGAGTTACAGGTAAGCCTTCTGGCGACGACGCTGGAAAAACTGGCCGAGAGCTTTCATCAGGTGGCCGAGGGGATGAAGGAACAGACAGCGGCAATAAATCGTCTGGCTGAATCTAATGAGACACTTTCAGCGCTGATTTACCAGTCACTGGCTGGGGAGGATGCAGAAGAACCTGTGCCGCATGCCACCTACCTCAGCGGTAAGCCAAAGGGGTAGAAGTCATGCAGGCAGGTAAGCTTCGTCACCGCATAACGCTTCAGAAGCCAGTCAAAACACAGAGTCCGGAGACCGGCGCAGTTATTAACACGTGGGCTGACGTAGCAACGCTATGGGCTGATGTTACCGATGTGTCGGTGCGCGAGTTCGTGGCTGCTCAGGCTGGCCAGAGTGAGGTCACATCGCGCATTACCATTCGTTACCGCGAAGATGTGACGAATAAAAACCGGATCATTTACCGTGGCCGAATTTATAACATTCATGGCGTACTGGCAGATGACAAAAGCGGGGTGGAATATTTAACCCTGCCATGCTCGCAAGGGGTGAATGATGGCTGATGGCGTTGATTTCAACCTGACGGGCCTTGATTCACTTTTGGGCAAGCTGGATGGGATAAGCGACGATTTACGCCGGAAGGGTGGTCGTGCAGCCTTAAGGCGCGCCGGGAACGTCATCGTGAACAAGGCAAAAGCTAATGCTAAGCGCCTGGACGACCCGGAAACTGGTCGTAGCATCGCTGATAACGTCGCGATTCGCTGGAATAACCGCCTGTTCAAGCAGACCGGTAATCTTGGTTTTCGTGTGGGTGTTTTGCATGGCGCGGTTTTAAAAAAACATCCCGACAAGGCTGTAAACGCGCCCACGCCCCACTGGCGTCTTCTTGAGTTAGGCACTGAAAATATGCGAGCACAGCCTTTCATGCGTCCGGCAGCTGACAGCAGCATTGATGAGGTTGTGAATACGTTTACGACCGAATATGAGAAGTCGATTGATCGTGCTGTTAAGCGCGCGGGCAAGAAAGGGGGATCGCCATGATAGCGCCAATATTCGCCGTTTGCTCTGCCAGTGCGGAAGTTAACAGCCTGATTGGCGGAGAAACATTACGCCTTTATCCGTTTGGTATGCAGGACGATAACGTCGTTTATCCTTATGTCGTATGGCAAAACGTTAGCGGCAGCCCTGAAAACTTTCTGGCGCAGCGGCCAGATGCCGATAACTTCACGTTGCAGGTAGATGCCTACGCAGATAGTCCAGATGAAGTTATCGCCGTGGCCGCAGCACTGCGTAACGCTATTGAGCCCCATGCATACATTACCCGTTGGGGTGATCAGGAAATTGACAGCGAAACCAAACGCTATCGCTATTCATTCGACGTTGACTGGATAGTTAAGCGATAAAGAAATTATTCACCCACCGGCCCCGAGCCGGTTTTTTTATGACCGGAGATAACTCATGTCAGTACTGACTCAAGGCACGCAGCTATATGTGCTCGCTAATGGCGCGGTGAGCGAGGTGGAATGCATCACCGCTTTCTCTCCCGGCAGTAACCCGGCTGACCAGATTGAAGATACCTGTCTTTCTGAAAAAACCGACCGTACTTATAAGCGCGGTCTGCGCACGCCGGGACAGGCATCCCTAACGTTAAATGCCGATCCCAAAAATACCAGCCACATCATGCTCTATAACCTGTCCATTTCGGACGATGAAGCCGATCAGGACCTTACCTTTGCAATCGGCTGGTCTGACGGGGAAGCGTCGCCGACTGTAGCAGCGGATGGCGCGACTGGTGCGGTTGATGGTCTGGTACTTCCTGACAGCCGTACCTGGTTTGTTTTCAAGGGCTATGTCTCAGACTTCCCATTTGATTTTGCCGCTAACACCGTTGTGTCGTCTTCAGCTTCTATCCAACGCTCTGGCGCTGCTGTCTGGGTTCCAAAAGCAGCTTCAGCTGCGTAATAAATTCGGGGCTTTTGCCCCGATTATCTGAGAAAAAATAATGAAACTGACGCTTGAATCTTTGAAAGCCTCTGGTGCTTTTACCGGACGTCCTGTTGAGAAAGAAATCACCTGGAAGCAGGGTGATCAGGAGTTCACCGCTACCGTATATGTTCGCCCGATGGGATACCACACGGCGACTGCTGATGTGCTGGCAATGGGCGGAAAAGTTGACGGCGTTGCCGGTCGCATCGCTGCATCAATCTGTGATGAGTTCGGCAAGCCAGTGTTTACTCCAGCAGATATTACCGGCGAAGCCGACCCTGAACGCGGCGCGCTTGATGGTGCCCTAACGGTTGCGCTGCTGGTTGCCATTCAGGAAGTTAACGACCTGGGAAAGAGTACGAGCTCAGCGCCGAAGACGAGTTCTGGTGCGAGCTCGTCCTCAACGGCATCGGCGGGCGAACCATCGCGGAAGCGCGAGAAGCGATCAGCCTCAAAGAGTTCCAGCTCTGGGCAAAGTACCGGGAAAAATACGGCAGCCTGAATCCGATGATGGGTTTTGAGTGGGGCTCTGGCGTTGTGGCCAGCACTATTGCAAACGTAAACAGGGACCCGAAAAGCCCACCTTTCAGCCCGACCGATTTCACTCTTCACTTCACTAAGGTCACCGCCGCAAATGAGCCTATCTCTTTACAGGAGGCCATGGGTAGCTGGAGCTGACAGTCTGATTTAATTCCCTACGATGAAACAATGTTATTATATCTAACTTGTTTCTAGGGAGGTCTAAGGGATGTTGAAATCTTTTGCTCTGGTAGCAGGAGCAGCACTTCTTTCAGGTTGCATGACCAGTATTGCAGATGGGCGTAGCTATAGCGGGCCAGATAGTACTTATGCGTCGAGTCATAATGCTACTGATACCTCCCAATGTATAAAAAAGGGATGGCAACAAGTATTTGCAGCTAATCCTTCTTCCGTGTGGCTAACAGATAAAGATGTAGAGGGGCGCTATACAGTTTACCTTCGAGATTTCATATATCTGGCGGACATCAAAGAAGAGCAGTCAGGTTCAACAGTGATTTATTATCATAATGGTGATCATCTTTGGGGAACTAAGGAAAGGCTCATATCGGCAATTAAAAATTGTCTTTGATATGCCATTAAAAATTGACCCGCTTCGGCGGGTTTTTTATTGCCCGGAGAAAATTTAATGGCAAGCAAATCCCTCGGTACGCTGACAATTGATCTCATCGCCAAAGTGGGTGGCTTTACGTCAGGCATGGATAAAGCGCAGCGTGCGTCTGATAAGTGGGCAAAGCAAGTGCAGAAGGACGCGGCGCTCAGTTCTGCCGCTATTTTGTCTGTAGGAGCAGCACTTCAGGCAGCTGCCATTACGGAGGGAACCGCTGGGTTTGCTCTGCTGAAAACTACCGCCGATCAGGTAAATTCTACTGACCAGTGGGCCAAGTCACTGAAGAT